CGGTTGACCGTGCAAAAAAGTTCTGGTGATCAAACGGCTACCAGCAGAACGCACTTGAACTGGGACAATCATGAGCGCGTAAGAATGGAAATTTTGTCAGAGACAATCAAATTGGCCCACTCAGATATCCTGAACGGGCTGGTGGATGTTACGATAAATCCCACTACTGAAACTCAGGAAGAATATCCAACATGGGATTTTTTGTTTGCTCCAAGGAAGACCAACATGGACTTTAAGTCTTCGGAGTCTATTTTTAATCATTTGAAGCCGAGGCAGTCTGAAGCGGATATCTATGCTTTACGGTACGCCGTTGGAAAACTGGAGGAATACCGAACCCGACCGGAAAGGAGCTTCTGGAAAAACGTAGTCATCTGCGAGGCAGTCGCACTTGTATTATCTGGTGTACTGGAGCTGATTGGAGGGAACATAAATGACCAAAGCATTGCCTTTGATGAACAGAGGCGCGGCAAAGAAATAAACCGTCTCGCCGCCTACGAGGATACGGGCCTGACGCCGGAGGAGATCGTGGCGCTGATCCCGCCGCCCAACGCCCCGCTGACACTGGAGGAACTGCGGGAGATGGACGGTCAGCCGGTTTGGTTCTGCAAATGCCACAATGGCCTGTGCAATTGGTGCGTGATAGATCACACAAATGAGACGAACATCTTTTTCACAGACGGCACGGTTCGTCTGATGAGTTCCTATGGCGATGGTTGGTTGGCCTACCGCCGCAGGCCGGAGGAGGAGATCACATGACCAACCTCTACGCCAAAGCCCTCCCCGTACCCAAGTCCAAGCCCCTCCCCAGCAAGTGCTCCACCTGCGCCGACCGCACCTGCCGCCAGCGGGGGAGGGTCTGCGACTGGAGGCACTGCAAGGACTGGAAGGAGGGACCGCGCAAAGCCTGAAAACGTGTTCCGAGGGTAAATTACCAACCGATTACGAATTTGGAGGATACCATGAACCTTCGCAAAGCGATAGCGATCGATTTTGACGGATGCCTCTGCTCCGACAAGTATCCGGACATCGGGGAGCCGAACTGGGCTGTTATCTACCGGGCAAAGCAGGAGCGGCGCAGGGGGGCGGGCCTGATCCTCTGGACCTGCCGGGAGGGGCAGCTCCTTCTGGACGCTTTGGCCGCCTGTGAAGCCTGGGGGCTGACCTTCGACGCTGTGAACGAGAGCCTGCCGGAATGGATCGAGGCATACGGGAACGACCCGCGGAAGGTGGGTGCTTCGGAGTACGGGGATGACCGGGCGGTGCGTCTGCCCACGGCTCCCCATTTTGCGGGGGGCCCTGGAGATGATTCTGTAGAACTGTTCTCCCCGCCTCCGGGAAACAGGGACTTGGCCCTGAAGCCGCGTCCCTTCTGCAAGAGCCCCAACGTGCTCTATGAGCGGTATGCGGGTCCGGCGGGAGGAGAGCGGTGGCGCTGTTTCTGCGCGAACTGCGTCGCCGGGATCGACCCCGGCTGGGCAGTGGACCATCTGACGGTGCGAGAGATGTGGAACCGCAGAGGAACGGAGGCGAGACCGAGAGATGAACTGGAAGCGTGAAGCGGCGGACCGGCTTCGCGGCTATGAGGCCCAGAAGCAGGCCCTGGAGAGCATCCCCATGGAGCTGAGGCGGCTGGAGAGCGCCTGTACCGGCCTCCGGAGCGCCGCCGCGGACCGCGCGCCGGTCTCCGGCGGAGGGGAGGACCGGGAGGACGCCCTGCTGAGCAACATCGTCCACCGGGACGAGCTGAAGCGGCGGCTGAAGCAGGCGCGGCTGTGGGTAACGATGGTGGACAAGGCCCTGACGGTCCTGGACAGCGAGGAGCGGCTTGTTCTGGAGCGGTTTTACATCCATCGGGCCAAGGGGGCCGCCGAGGCCCTGTGCGAGAGCCTGAACCTGGAGAAAAGCGCCGTCTATGACAGGCGGGACAGGGCTTTGCGGCACTTCACCCTCGCCCTCTACGGCATCACCGAGACAGAGTAAAAAGTCCGGAAAAAAACCGGACGATTTTTCCGAAAAGCCGTGGTACAATGATAGGGTAAAATTCTGACAAAGCCGGACGGCCTCCTCCAACCGAGGGGGCCGTCAGTCTGTTCGGAAGGAGGTCTCCGGCCCCGCGTTTCTCCTTTGCGCGGGGTCTGGTCCGAGCCGGTACCGGTCGCCAACGGGACCGGGGCGAGAACCATTACCACGGGGCTCTCTCTGGGGAGCATCCAGCTTGCCCTGAGCGGCGGGGCTATCACCTACGCCGTCACCTTCCTCTGTACGGACATCATCGGCGAAATCTGGGGGAAGAACACGGCAAAGGGCGTGGTGAAGTACGGCCTGATCGGGCAGATCTTCGCCACCGCCTGCATCATGATCACCGGGGCGTTCCCGGCCACGGACCCTGTGATGGACGGGGCCTATCAGACGCTGCTGGGGCAGAACTGGATCTTTGTCATTGGCAGTCTGAGCGCCTACCTGGTCTCCCAGACCTGGGACGTGCTGGTGTTCCACTTTCTCCGGGACCGGTATGTGGAGCGGCACGGGAGCACCAGGGGAGGCCGGTGGCTGTGGAACAACGGCTCCACCCTGACCAGTCAGGTGTGGGACACGGTGATCTATGCCGTTATCAGCTTCGGCCTGGGCCTGGGGTTGCTCTTCACGGCGGAGGGGCGGGCACAGCTCCTGGGGATCATCCTCGGGCAGTACCTGCTGAAAGCGGGGCTCGCCCTGCTGGACACGCCGTTTTTCTACTTTTTCACCCGGAACGCTGACAGGCGATAGGCCCCGTACCATGAAACGTAAGGAGAGGAGGAAATGCCGAAAAACAGAACAGACCTGCCCTGGGAGCGGCAGAATGGCGAGAGCGCCCAGGCGTTCGCGGCATTCCTTGTTTACCTGAACTTGGGGGCAGAACGGAGCCATCAGACGGTATCGCAACAGTGTGGTAAAAGTATATCGCTGATTGGGCGTTGGAGCCGTGCTTATGGCTGGGTGGAGCGGTGCCGGGCCTGGGATAATTATCTCCAGCGAGAGGCCAAAAAGGCGGCGGTCGCAGAGATCCGGAAGATGAATCAGCGGCATATCAGCATGGCCCAGCAGATCCAGGACGCGGTCTTACAGGCGCTCATTGACCTGGGGAGCGATATCGTCACGCCACAGAACTTTGCCGCTGTGGTGAAGCTCTCTACCGACCTGGAGCGGCAGAGCATGGAGGCGGAGGCGAAGGAGACCATCAGCAGCGAAGAGCTCCGGGAGCAGGCGGAGGACGATCCGCTCACCGCGGCGCTGAAGGAGGATATGGACAGTGGGCTTTTCTGAGAAACAGCGGCAGATCCTGCGCTTCCCCTACACGCAGTATCAGGCCCTGATCTGTGACGGCGCGGTGCGCTCCGGGAAGACCAGCGTCATGAGCCTGAGCTTCGTCCTCTGGGTGATGGGGAACTTCCGGGGGTGCTCTTTCGCCATCTGCGGGAAGTCGGTGGGCAGTGTGGAGCGCAATATCGTCACGCCGCTTTTGTCCGTGGGCTACCTGCGGGGGCACTTTGATATCCGATACCTCCGGGGGGACCATATGCTCCTGATCCGCCGGGGGGAGCGGGAGAACCGGATCTACCTCTTCGGCGGCAAGGACGAGAGCAGCTATGCGCTCATCCAGGGCGTCACCCTTGCGGGGATCCTCCTGGACGAGGTGGCCCTGATGCCCCGGTCCTTCGTGGAGCAGGCGTTGGCCCGGTGCTCTGTGGCGGGGGCCCGCTTCTGGTTCAACTGCAACCCGGACAGCCCGCGCCACTGGTTCTACCAGGAGTGGATACTGGGCGCGCAGCGGCACAACGCCCTGCATCTCCACTTCCTCATGGAGGACAACCCGGGCCTGGGCGCGGAGACCCTGGAGCTCTACCGGACCACCTACTCCGGCGTGTTCTACCAGCGCTATGTCCTGGGGGAGTGGGTGGTGGCGGAGGGCCTGGTCTATACCATGTTCCAAAGCGGCCTGGTGGTGGACGAGATCCCGTGGCAGGCAAAGCAGCGGGGCCGCTGGTTCATCTCCGTGGACTACGGCACCGTCAACCCCACGTCGGCGGGGCTCTGGTGCCTCTGGAACGGCACGGCGTACCGGGTGAGCGAGTACTACTATGACAGCCGGAAGCCGGGGCATATCCAGCGCACGGACGAGGAGCACTACCTGGAGATCGAGAAACTTGCCGGGAGCAGGCAGATCGAGCGGATCGTCCTGGACCCCTCCGCCGCGAGCTTCAAGGCGACGATCCGGCGGCACGGGCGCTTCTCCGTGTGGGACGCCGTGAACAGCGTCCTGGACGGCATCCGCCTGACGGCCACCCTGCTCAAGGCCGGGCGGCTGAAATTCCACCGGAGCTGTGAGGGATGCCTCGGCGAGTTCCAGGCTTACCGATGGGATACAGACGCCCGGGAGGACGCTGTTATCAAGGAAAATGACCACGCCATGGACGATATCCGCTATTTCTGTGCCACCGTCATGGCGCGTGGGATGAGAGGAGTGTGAGAGATGGGACTGATCGACTGGTTTCGCAGCCTGGTCGGGCGGCTGAGAAGAAAAGATACCCCCTCAGGTGTGATCGAGAAGGAATTCGGCGCACACCCGGCGGCATCCCGCGACATGGCGGACAACGCCGCCCTCTGGTACGCCATGTACACCAACCATCCGCCCTGGGAGACCTGCGACGTGCGGCCCCTGGGGCTTCCGGGGGCCATTGGCCGGGAGCTGAGCCGCCACGCGCTGACGGAATTCTGTATCACCGTATCCGGCAGCGCCCGGGCGGAGTACATCGACCGGCAGGTCCAGCGGGCGGCGAGGAGCTTCCGGGAGGACCTGGAGCTGGGCCTCTGCCTGGGCGGCGTGGCCTTGAAGCCGTACCCGCAGGACGGACAGCTCCTGGTGGAATCCTACACCGGCGGCTTTACCCCCACCCGTTTTGACGGCACGGGCAGGGCCGTGGGCGGGGTGTTCCGAAGCGAGCCGGTCCGGCAGGGGAACGAGTGGTACATCAGGCTGGAGTACCACGATTTCCTCTTGCAAGAGGACGGGACCACGGCCTATGTTGTGGAGAACAAGGCGTACCGCAGCAGCCGGGAGGGCCTCGTCGGCGCCCAGGTGCCTCTGGAGAGCGTGGAGGCGTGGGCTGACCTCTCGGAGCGGGAGGTGATCGAGGGCCTGACAGGGCCGCTCTTCGCCTATTTCAAGCCGCCGGTCTCCAACGACATTGAGCCGTCCTCCCCCGTGGGCGTGTCGGTGTACGCCGGGGCCACGGCGGAGCTGATCCGGCAGGCGGATGAGCAGTGGCAGCAGCTCCGCCGGGAGTACCGCACGGGAAAGCGCAGGATGCTCTTCAACGGCTCTGTCATGGACCATGACCAGGTGGATGATGAATTCTTTGAATACGGAGACTTCACTGGCGACGCCAACTTCTTCCAGTTCATCAACCCGGAGCTGCGGGACGACCAGTTCTACAACGGCTTCCAGCGCATCTTACAGCGCATCGAGTTCAACGTGGGCCTTGCTTTCGGCACCTTCTCGGACCCGCAGGCCGTCGAGAAGACGGCCACCGAGCAGATCATGACCAAGCACCGGCAGTACGTGACGGAGGACGCCATTCAAAAGGCGTTCCAGGTAGCGCTGGAGGACCTGGTGTATGCCCTGGACGCCCTGTGCGACCTTGCCCGGCTCGCGCCGGCGGGGGCGTATCAGGTGGACTGCAAATGGGGCGACGGCGTCCTGGACGACCCGGAGACCCGGCGGCAGGACATGGCGCTGGATATGCAGCGGGTGGCCGCCGGTCTCATGCGGCCTGTGGATTTCGTCATGAAGTGGGACAAGGTGGACGAGAAGACCGCCCGGAAGCTGCTGCCGGACATGGAGGACCTGACGGATGAGCCGGAGGAGGAGATCGAGTAATGCCCCGGTATCCGTTTACCCCGGAGCTGCTGGACGCGCTGCCGGAGGAGCTGTGCGAGCTGTTCCGGGGCCTGGAGGTGCGGCTCCTGGAGGAGATCTGTTCCCGGCTGAAGATCGCGGACCAGCTCAACGAGGTGAAGGTGCAGGACATCCGTGCCCTCCGGGCCCACGGCATCGACCTGGAGGACATCAAGGCGGCGATTGCGGAGGCCACGGGGACGGGCGCGGACAAGCTGGAGGCCCTGCTGGACGATGTGGTGGAGCGCAACCAGGCGTACTACACCTCCGTGATCGACCTTGCCCAGGTGACCGCGCCGGAACGGCTGGTGAATGAGGCGGATATCGCCGCGATCCGGCGTCAGACCTGGGGCGCGTATAAAAACATTACCGGTTCAATGGGCTTTCTGGTGGTCCAGGCCGGGCGGCTGACGATGCTCCCGCCCGCCCAGGCGTACCAGTGGGCCCTGGACAGCGCGGAGCTCCAGATACAGTCCGGGGCCATCAGCTACACCCAAGCCATCGGCGGGGCGGTCAAACAGTTGGCGGAGCGGGGGATGTGCGTCGCCTATGACGAAAGCGGGAACGTGCTCCCCAATCGGGTGGCCTATGAGAGCGGGCACATCGACCATCTGGACGTGGCCGTCCGGCGGGCGGTCATGACCGGCGTCAACCAGCTCAACCAGCAGTACCGGGAGCAGTCCATGGACTGTCTGGAGACGGACCTTGTGGAGGTCACGGCCCACTCCGGGGCACGGGACACGGACGGCCCCAACGGCTGGGAGAACCATGCGGCGTGGCAGGGGAAGGTGTACCGCTGGAGCGCGAAGCCGAAGACCTCCAAAGGCGTCTACCCGGATTTTGCAAAGACCTGCGGATATGGGAGCGTTACCGGCATCGGCGGGGCCAACTGCCGCCATTCCTGGTGGCCGTTCGTCGAGGGCGTCAGCGAACGCGCCTACACGGACGGGGACCTCGCCGCCATCGACCCGGAGCCCTTCCGGTATGAGGGCCGCACCTACACTGCCTACCAGGCCACCCAGAAGCAGCGGGAGATCGAACGTACCGTGCGGAAGCTGGAGCGGACAAAGACCGCATACACTGCCGCGGGGCTCACCGGTCAGGCAGACGCCGCGAGCATCCGCCTGGGGCGGCTGAAGAAGGAGTACCGGAAGTTCAGTAGGGCCGCAGGGCTGAAGGAACAGCGAGAGCGGATGCGGGTGCTGGATAGAAGCGGAGCGGCCTCCCGTGGGCAGAGCGCAGGAAGCAGCGTTGCAGGCAGGCCGGGAAGACCGGTGCAGATCGGAACGGTGGATTTCTCCGACAAAAGGGCGGTTCTTACCCAGATGGATGCAGCGCAGAAAGAAACCGAACCGCTGGACTACGAGGTCAACCGCACCGTGACGGCGGACGGAAAGGTCTGGCGCGTTGTGGGCGAGGCCGGGGAAGTTCATCCGGAGAGTATTCCCAGCAGTCTGACTGGGTCCTACTCCTATCACAATCACCCGGCGGCACAAACCTGGTTCTCTTTCAGCGCAGAGGATGTGCGGTTCTTCTTCGAAAGTAGGCAGGCATATTCCAAAGCATCTGATTATTTATATGAATATATCATGGAAAGAACACCGGATACTCTTGCAGTATCACCGGATGTGGTGTATCATAGGTTCAAAGAGATTTTCAAGACAGACGTTTTTCAACTTTCCGATGAAGGGAAGATCAATATTGACGAAGATGGGTTCCATGAAGTCATGCGGCGATTAAGCCGAGAATTTCGCTTTCAGTACAGGAGGGTAAAAACAAATGGCAGTTAATAAAGATCATCCCGATTACCCGGTATACTCAAGAAAGCATAAAGACTTGTGGGACGCGTATTTGAAACTGGAAGAGGAGGAGCTTGAAAAGTATCCTGAGTATCACGGACTGGACCATCCGGCCTGTGTCACGTTGCGGCCTTTTTATCGGAAGTTTAGTGAAGATATCAAGGCCCTGCAAAAGGAATACGCGTATCTATTTACGGAGGAGAAATAGCATCAACACACTGCAAACCGTGAATATCTAGCGTCATAGAAATGAATATGGAGCGCCAAGAGCCATCAGCTGCCGGGAACCCCCGGTTTCTGATGGCTCTTTTGTTGGGAGGATACCATGACCGATCTGTATTTCAAGATGAAGATCATCGCATGGGCCGCAAAGGTTCCCCTGGTTATAATCATCGCGGTTTGCTGCCTGATCGCGTTTATCATCGACAAACGACGGTAAAATCCGCTGCGGCGGTTTTATGCAAATTTTGACGGCCCGGCGTCGCAAAAATTCCGGGCAAAGGGAGGTATCATGACACGCGAGTTTCTGAAAAACCTCGGTCTGGAGGACTCCGTCATTGACAAGATTCTGGCTGAGAACACCCAGGACGTCAACCAGGAGAAGGCCCAGACCACCACCGCCCAGACCGCTCTGGCGGACACCCAAGGCAAGCTCACCGCCGCGAGCGAGGAGCTGGAGAAGCTGAAAAATGCCGGCGGCGATGGCGATGCAGCTGGTATCAAGAAGCAGCTCTCC